AGTCTTTGTTCTGCTCGTACATAGCCGCAAGTGTCTTACCAGTTGAACAACCAATATCAACAACCACAGACTCATCTTCTACGAAGTATCTTGACATCTTTACGATATCATCATGTAGCGATGAGTAGTGGCGAATACTGTGATCAATATGGTTATCAAAACCCTCGTCACAATGAGCAAATGTGAAATCATTCACTGGAGTTGTCTTCTCACGATTCTTCATAATCTATAGCCCTTTCAATTCATTATATGGCTTTATCACTTTTTCATAAACAGATGCCGCAACTGCTGACATCATCTTTGGGGCAACCATTCGACCAATACGTTCTGCTTGTCTATCGAAAGGACCCGTCAATTTGTAGTCTTCTGGTAAACTCATAAGTCTTTTCATCTCTAGAATAGTTAACTTACGATTATGTTCATAATGAAATACGCCAGAAGCAGTTCTTCTTTGACCCGCTTGTGTCAATGTTGGGCATGGTAAGTGTGGAGCAGGTCGAATCATATTAAAGCAAGAACCTTTTGGATTCCAGTCACGAAACTGTGGGTGACTTGGTTTGGTGTGCTTCTCTGGTCTAAATGGAACTCTATCCATATAGTTCTTTTGGAAAGAGCCTTCGTAGTAGTCACGCAACATCTGAACTTCTTCTGGGTCATTGACAATACCATCAAGACCATCTTCCATACCAATACGCTTGCCCGTTGGATCAGGAAACACGCCATTTAGATTCAATATATTCAAACCAATCTCATCACAGACATCTTTACGAACACAAATAAAGATTGTACGCTCTCGACCTTGTGCTACTCCATAGTCAGCCGCATTGAGTACTTTATATGTTACTTCATAATCAATTGCTTCAAATGACTTGATGAACTCAAACAGTTTTGCTCTTGCCTCACCAAACGTAATACCCTTTACGTTCTCTGCTACAATAACTTTAGGCTTGATGTCTTTTGCGACACGAATGAACTCATGGAATAAATCTTCAACACCAGACTGTGTGGTAGTAGAGTATCTCTTCTCTCCACTTCTAGCTTCCTTTAACTCACCTTCATGTACAACATTACCATCATCGTCAAAGTAAGTTCTTCGTGTGTCTTCTTGATACCCTTCCCAACCTTTCTCTACAATACCAGACACAGAGAAACCAGAGCAAGGTGGCGAACCATCTAGAATATCTAGTTTGCCCGCTTTCACGCCCGCCATGTCAAGAAAGTCTTGACCAGAATACTTTTTGATATCATCAGTAAGTACAGGCGTATCTGGATAGTTCTCTGAATACGATGCGATTGCTTCTTCTACAAATTCATTGATGAGTAGAATCTTTCCACCTGCAAGTCGATAACCAGTGCTACTACCACCACCGCCTGCGAAACAACTAATAACATCAAATAGTTCTTCAGAAGACTTTTGCTTTACGTCTGCTACTGTATATGTTTGGTACGACATTCACTTTCCTCAAAATAATGTAGGACCGACATCATGCCAGTCTCTAACTAAATCCATTATACGATCTCTATTATACACATTTATCTCTCTGTTGTCAAGCAATTTTTCAAAGTGGTCTGGAATGCCCGCTACCAGTTGTAGATTCTCGTGTTTACGTCTTTTGATTTGCTTGATCTCATGAAATGCATCATGTATTGGTGCTTTCTCATATGGCTTATTAAAGAAGTGCCAATCATACTGCATCATCCATTTACCCACTCTATCTTGATTGAAGTATGGAGCAATGAACTTTATACCATTTTCTTCTGCTAGTTGATACTGCTGTAAAAGACCACCTGGGTTGGGTTGACTAAAGTAGTCATTTCTGAATCGATCAAAGATTGCCTTAGACTTTCTTACTCCATATTGTGGATTGACTAACGCACGTTTAGATAGACCATACCACGAGTCAGCACCAACACCAGACAATACTTCTTTTTCCTTTATCTGTGGATAGACATATAGAAATGGGAAGGTACACTCTAATTGAGTCTTCTTCTTACAGTCATAATCATCAAGTAATTTAAAAAAGTCTTCTTCTATATTATCAACTGGAACATCTACAGCAACAAAATCCCAACCAAAGTGGTCAGCAATCTCTGCCGCACCAAGACTATCAGTAGTTTGCTTACCATCGAGGTACATACTATAACCAGTAACTTTCTTACCAAGACGATGTGCGGCTAAAGCACAAGTAATACTATCTGTGCCTGCTGAAAGTAAAACAGCAACTTCATCTTCATTAGATTCGCTATCGACAAAATCAACTATTACTTGATCTATATTCATACAGTTATCACACCTTTCAATAAAAACAAAGCCATTGTCACATTCAATAATATTAAAGCACGATCTTTCCATGCTATACTCACAGTTAACCACAGGGTTGTACCAATCAAACTAAACCATAGATCAAATGTATGCCATTCTTCACCCGCACTTCTAAACAACACAGCGATGACGACAGTTATAGAGGCTGCCCACTTGAGAAGCCATACTGGGCGATCATTACGCATTATTGTGCTATGCGACTAAAGTTCTTAACTTTCTCAAATCTAATTACACTATGGAACTTGTCGAATAACTGATCACCTTTGTGGCTGATGATAAAGATATTTGAATCAGCAGTTAAGTCTTGAATGATTTTCAAGAACTCTTCTGTACCTGATGTGTCAAGAGAACTATCCATGATCTCATCCATAATTAAAAGATTTGTCGATACTGAGTTACGAAGTTTAGCAACTGCTCGCCATGTAAATAGCAATGCTAGATCAATACGCAACTTCTCACCCTCAGAGAAAGACGAGTAACTAAAGACATCACGAAATCTTGATTTGATAGTCTCATTGAAGTTCTCATCTAACTCAAACTGCACAAAGAAATCCATAGCAGACAGGTATTTATTGATCAGTTTATTCATTACTGGGACATACTGTTTGATGATTCGAGTCTTGATACCACCATCTTTCAGCATAGACGACACAACACCAAGAGTTTCTTTCTCATCGAATAATGATGTTTGGTCGGCATGACCAGTTCTTAACTCAGATTCAAGATCAGCAATCTCTTGTGTATCAACTACTGTCGCTTCTTTCTCTGCTCCAACCAACTCTTCTTTGATTGACTTACAACTATTCATTGCAATCTTAGAAGTGATACGATGCTCACCCATCTCAATGTTCTTCTCACCAATGGTACTTTCAACACCATCAATCTCGTCAATACGCTCTTCTAGTTTAGAACCCTTCACTTTGAGTTGCTCTCTGGCTTCTTCGATCTCTGTCGTTTTGGCTGAGTGACTAGATACAGTATCTTCTTTGAACTGATGATCAATACCCTGCTTACAGGTTGGGCAGTTGTCATGGTCGTGATAGAACTCGACCTCTTTGGTCAATGCTTTGTGCTTAGTGACTAGTTCACGATCTAGTTCTTGTAACTCTTTGAGTTTAGCTTTAGTCTCTGCTTTATCAGCAATAGCACCAGTAAGATCGGACACTTCTGTAATCAAACTATCAACTGCTTCTTGCTGAGTTTCTACAATAGCGATTTGCTCACGCAACTTCTCTTTAAGTTTATCTACTTCACCCTCTCTTAACTGACGAATAGATTCATTGTGTTTTTTAGACGACACAATCTTGTTGTTCAACAAATCAATATTATACTTGATATCTGTTATGGCTGTCTTGTTCTCACTCAATCTGTCTTTGAGTAGTGTGTTCATCACAGTGAATATCTGAATGTCAAGCAAGTCTTCAATGACTTCTCTTCTCTCACCTGCTTTCAACTGCATGAATGGAACAAATGTGGAACTACCAAGTACAACAACTTGACCAAACGACTTGTAGTTTAGTTTTAGAATAGTGTCTTCGAGATAGGCTTGATAGTCACGAATAGAAGCATCTTGATTCAGCATCTCTCCATTCTTGTATATCTCGAACTTATTCTTCTTGATACCACGAATGATTAGATACTTGTTTCCACCAATACTGAATCTGGCTTCGACTTCAAGACCTTTACCATTGACAGAGTTTACCAACTGATTCTTTTTGATGTTACGAAACGGCTTGCCATATAAAGCAAACGTCAAAGCATCAAGCATCGTAGACTTGCCCGCACCATTGTCGCCAATGATGAGAGTAGACTTACTGCGGTTTAGTTGTACCTCTGTAAAGGTATTACCAGTACTTAAAATGTTCTTATAACGAACTGACTCAAATACAATGTTTGCCATTATAAACTAATTGCCTCTTCATATAATTCATCTAAGACTGCCTGAACTTTTTGCTTGTCATTGGTAATCTCTAGATTCTCAACATACTGTCTCAAAATAGTCAACGTATCTTGCGCTTCATCGACCAACTCACTTTCATCAATAACGTCTAGATTCATATGATCTTCGACAACCTTGATATCACAGGGTGCCGCTTCTTGTAACTTATCAAGGAATAAGTCAAAGATATATGGATTAGACTTGTTTACTATTATAACTTTTATATGGGTGTTTGTCAAGTTCGATGTGTCAAGATGTGCGATATCTTCAATCGTCATATCGGTATCATCGTATTTGATCTTATGAAACATTCGTAGAGTATTCTCGACATGAGTTACACTTCGATCAGATGTATCAAAGATGCTGAAGCCACGCTTCTGATCATAGTCTGACCAGTTCATTTCGTATGGCGCACCAAGATAAGTGATGTTGTCAATAGTTGATGGGTGATGGAAATGACCAGAGTAGACTGCTTCAAACTTGTTAAAGATTTCTTTTTCTAGACCATGTGGACAGAGTTGCCCTTTCATCATCTCGAAACCCTGAAACTCAAAGTGACCAAACAGAGTTTGAGCATCAGTCTCCTTAAACATCTTGAAAGACTCTTCCATATTGTCAGCACAAAGCCAAGGTGCCATCATAACTTTACAGCCATCGAACTC